TTTATATATCTCTTTAGCCTGAGCTAGAATCTTTTTGCTACTCTCAATCGCATTATTTGACAAGCTCATGTAAGCCTCACCTAACTCATTTAGTAGCTCGCTATTAAGCCTCTTAGCTTCTATTAATTGTGTTCTGTAACTATCCATTGATGTTTCTCCTAAAGTTTAACTCGTTACGAACCTGTTCTAGCTCTCTAGCTAATATCAAAACACGTCCCTGATAAAACTTTTCTCTTATAGCTGCTATCTCGTTATTTTCTGCTAACTCATTTCTTAGTGCTAACATTTCTATAGAATCCTTCACTTTAGCTCTCCTTGTTATTAATTATTAAATACTAAAATCCCAGTGGCATATATTATCTTTATCTTCTATATCGTTAAAATCTCCGAGTTCGTCAGGCCATATCACCGTAATATCTACAACATCATTCTTAGCTGATAGATTGGCCCTTGCACATTCAAACGCTGCAGCATGTCCAGTGCCGCTTTTATCATTATCAGCAAATATATATAATTTAGTCACACCTTTTGGGGCTCTAAACCTTTTCATAAATCCGCTATTGATCGTTGACCAGCATTTAACATCATATTTATCATGTACACTTAATGCGGTTTCAATTCCTTCAGCTATGCCAAGGGTTTTCTCTGCATCCATCAATCTAATTACCGGGACCTTATAATCTGTATCGGTAATATTTCTTACTTTTCGGTAAATTTTCTTACTACCATCTAAATATGTTATATGTTGCTGCAGTATTTCAAGCGTTAAAGCATCGGTAACAGTGGCCACCATAGCCTCATAGTTACCAACCTTTTCACCGTTTTCATTAAAGTATGGTACTGAGTCACAATGATGTACTGACATAGTAGGTAGGTTTATTATTCCCCGCTCCTTCAGGTAATACTCTGACCAAGTGCCATTAATTGGTTTAGATGTGGCTGCTATCTTTTTTGGTATTCCGGTTAACTTAGGTTTTAATGTTCTATCTGGCTTATTGCCTATGATCTCATCGACTTGTTTAGCTATTTCAGCAAACGGTAAGCCTGTTGACTCTATAAGTAATGACAGTCCTGTACCGTTACCGCAAACGCATATCCAATCGCCATTTCCAGTTTTATCATGAATACGAATACCCGACGAACCTTTGCGATCACACATCGGGCATACTTGGTGCTTGTTAACTATTATTTGAAAACCGAAGTGGCCATATATTTCTGGCCACCTCCCTTTTGCTGCGTCTTTAGTTTGCATATTAACTCCTATAACTTATTTATAATTAATAATAGTTAATAATATTACATTAGTCAAACTATATTTTGTCTTCTTTCTAACCACTCATTATGTTTAGCCCTATCTTTTAATTTATCCTTGCCTTTTGCCCATGCAATAGCCTTGTGTTTTATAAACCCTCTTACCTGTTCACCAGGCTGTGATGATACTTCCCTCAAGTTTCTTGGCCACACTCCGACCATATCTTTATATAAATGCGAACACCAACCATCAGTCAAATTTTTACCTGATAATAATCGTTCTTGTTGATAACCTTTAATCTCTGACCATATACGCTGCTTATCGTCCTTGGTGTATTTGTTAGATGTTTTTATTGCTGCAAGCTCGCCTTCTTCTACCTCGACATTCTCAATAAACTTAGGAGTAAAACCACACTTTGAACATTCGTGTTCGTCGGCCTTTTTCATGTGGTGACACTTTCCGCATTCTTTAGGTTCTTTTTCTTTTTTCTCTTTAGCTTGCTTTTCTTTACGTTCTGCAGCTTCTTGTTTATCGCCAGTGTCGAGTTTATCTATTTCTATATCATCAGGAAAACCAAGGTTAACTAGGTTGCCGGCATGGTCTAATATGATTAAGTGATCTTTACCTTTGGCAGTTCGCAAGCCTCGCCCTAATTTTTGAACGTGGCGAATATCTGATTTAGTTGGAGCTGCATCAATAATACATCTTACATCTGAATCAAACCCAGCTACCAAGGTGCCAACATTAACGAGTATTTTTATATTTCCTTTTTTAAACTGCTCAAAATATACTTCCCTTTCTTCCATTGGAGTTCGTCCGGTGATCACTACATTCGATATATTAACCTTTTCAAACTCAGCACCCACGAATTCAGCATGTGCCACATTCACACAGAAGCAAATTGTCGGCCTATTCTCTCCATTCTTTAACCATGTATCAATAATACAACCGATAAGCTTAGGATCACTCATGCGTTCACCTAGCTGCCCTTCGTGATAATCCCCAGCAACGGTTTTGATTCCTTTCAGGTTTGGCTTGTCGTGTGAGTACGCTACATAGTCAGATAAGAACCCATCGTCAATAAGTTGTCGCATAGATGTAGTATGAATTAAATTATCATAGTATTTGCCAAGTCCTTTTGAAAAAGGGGAACCACTAAGGCCAATCACCGGAATATCTGTTTCATCCATTAACTTACAAATAACTGAATACTGCAGATGTGCTTCATCAACAATAACTAAATCAACATCAGGGATCTTTCTTCTGGCCAATGTTTGCACTGATGCAATTTGTAATCTTTTTCCTGCATTGGTCCAAGGGTGATCGGCTTGCATGATTCCCGGCTGCGGTATTCCTTGGGCCATAAATGACCGGGCAGTCTGGTTAATGAGTGCGGTATAAGGTGCAACGAATAAAACGCGCTTACCTTTATCAAGTACCCCTGTGACAATATGAGCAGCTACAACGGTTTTACCAAAGGCAACAGGAGCATATAGCATAGGGCGCTTTAATCCTTTTGCAAATGATGACCTTAATTCGTCAATTGACGCTTTTTGATGTGGGTATAATTCATATAACATTAAAATAATCCTTCCTTGTTAGTAACTTTGTATTTATCAACAGTCTTTCTTAACCAACTGTTAGATCTGAATCTTGCTTTTCTATCTTTTTCATTAGTTAGCTTTAAATAAATATCACTGTATTTATTGGTCACTTTCTTTTGCATAGAAATTGGTAGCATATCTATTTGGCCACTTATCCAATCGCTATCATTAAAGACGGAACTATCTTTAAAGTTGTAGTGATGCTTAGGCAACATATAACCTCCAAGTTGTAAGCCTGAATGCCGGGGTACGGACTTATATCAAACTGTAGTAGTGTATATAAACTCTATAGTATATATAACTTTATTAATAACTTATTGGATAAGATTCTTTAGTAGAATTCATAGAAAACCCAAGGGAGATTAAATTAATAATCACCTCAAGTTACTATGAGTTAAACCACTAATACCCGGTGAGGATTCACATAGTTAAGTCTTATACCATCTCCGTAGAGAACTCATAAACTATTATTATCTGCAGTTAATAGTTCGGTCAATCATTCCAATCTGCAATACCGTCCAGCCCTTATAATCAACTTAAAACTCAATCGTACTGTGGGCAACATTCTAGCACTTTAAACTATATTCGAACCGGGACTGCTTTCGCATGACGCGTAAAATATAATCGAGGACTTTATTCGAGGCAATAAAAAAGGCTTTGTTGGTATTTCTGCTAGAGCGTGATTAATTAAAACCACCAGAAGTACCGACAAAACCTTATCTATCATCTGGGCTCTAGTCCAAACAACAAATTAATATTAACAGTTATTAAGTTTTTTGCAAAGCTTTTTTTAATATTCTGTTAGCTTCTGCAGACATTGAGCGATCATTATCTTCAGCTCGGGCCTTTAATAACTCAATAACATCTTTTTCCAGGTTTAACGGTTGTACTTTCTTATTAGACATATTGCCTCCTATTTATTTAGTTGTTAAATTTTATTAAATATTAATTGAATTGTCAATCATTCATTGCTATTGTTAATTCAACTTAAACAAAGCGAGTAAATAAAGATGATTGAAGTTTTATCTGAGTCAACGCCTAAAGCAAGAAAGGATTATGATTGCATGGCGTGCGAATTCATTCTTAATAATGGTATTGACGGCATGGGATTTACAAGGCCAGAATTAAGAATTATATCTAAGGCGAGAAAGAGCGGCTACAAGATATTAAAGGGTGACGTTTATATGTGTCAAAATAACAAATTTGACGGTGAACTTTATACGTTTAAGGCAATACCTGAGATTGCTGCTATATGCTTTAAATATGACTTGTTCGCAGCTTAACCCCACTAACAACACACAAGGATAAGAAAGATGAAGATTGAAATTTTAAGAACGCACGGGTATTCATGCTTAAAAGATGTTGCTCTCCCTATCACTGTAAATGCAACGGAAATATACAATGGTGGTTTTGATGTTTACGGTGAAGAGTTTCGCCCATACACGACTAGTGAGAGGATGCCTGACGCTAACAAAGGTAAAGGGTTGTTGCACAGTTTTTACAGTGAAGGTAGTTGCAGGGTTTTAAAGGAGAATAAATAACATTAGTAAGTTAATAAATAAACCAAACCACAAGAAGGGGTAGAGTAATGAGTAAATATAGTTTCGCAGTTAATTGTAAAAAGGTTGAAGTTGAGTATGCGGCACCGAGTTACTTGGTCGAGGTTTCTATAGAAGATGTAGAGCTTGACGATATTATTACGGAAGTTGGCGCCACTCATGTTTTAGATCACTTTAGCCATGCAGACATAGCGCAATACGTTTTAGATAACGATATTGAAATCAGCTAACCAAACACATAGCGCTACTAACTAGCGCTAAACTAAATAAGGGAATGAATGATGGATAAAGCAGATAGGGCGGAAAAGCTCAAGGAAAGACAAAGGGCTTATTATTCGCTTGATAATAGCTTGCATGACATGAGAGAGAAATTATCATCACTTAAAAAGCACAAAGGTCATAGCATTGCATTTAAAATGCTGTTAAACGCAATTGATTTAATGAGTGAGCAAATACGTAATGACTTTAGCCGGTATGAAAAAAGAGTCCGTAATTCAGATAATAGTGATACTTGTGTTGAAATGCAAAAAGCACTCAATAGAGAGAAGCTAAAAAACGCAGAGTTAGAAAAGAAAATTGAAGAGGCGAAAACATCTAGCGGATTATTTATTGATTTTGTACGCGATAAGTTAGGTATGAAGTAAGTAACTCAGTTAATAAACAAAGAGAGATGATTATGAAAACAGATAAACAGCTTACTGAATCATACGACATAAACACGAGTGATAATCAGATGCACGCTATTGACGTTATTATGCAAGTTCTAGAGCGACACGTAGGAACGAGGAAACAAAACCCAAATAGCGAGGATAATATTTTGCGAGGCGATAAAGATATGGCCCGCTGTGTTAAATATGTACTTAGCCGACTTGAAAATAGTTAATTCACACATACAAACATAAAGGAGTAAGAAAGAATGAATAAGCGCGAGCAATTAAAATCTGATTCACTTCATCAGCACGTAGCTAATATGCTGGCAGATGGTTACACATTAAAAAGTATCATAGTCGAAACTGGTAAATCTTCACGACACCTAGCAAGAGTGATAAATACAGTAAGGGCAAACCCTGAAGTATACGACAAAGTAGATTTTAACTAACTAAATAGAGAGTAATGATTATGAACATTGAGAAAATAGTATTTGAATTCACTGAAACAAAAACATACACATTAATCGTTAGTGCTGAGAATGGCTGGGATATGCCGGAAACTGGAAACCGATTAGTTGAACTGGTAAACGAGATTAAAAATCAACCGCATAAATTTATTGGTGACTCGTCAATTGTTACTGGAGATAACAGCGTTGAATGCGTTCATAGCGAGATAGTTGAAGGTTAAATAACCCACACATAAGCAATAAGGAAAGTAATGAATAGTAAAAAAATGAACAATTGGGCAGGTATATTCTTATTACTATCTGCGCTAGCTATTATTTTTGAATTGTTATCAGGAAATGAATCTGACGGAGGTGTTTATTTTTGCCTTGTGATGTCAACTATACTTAATGTAGGATCGGAAATAATGAAAAAGCTAGAATCATTTGAGGCAACAAAGTAATGAATAAATTTTACACGGATAAAATAAGAT